TGGCAAGAATCCGCAGATCAGCACCAGCTACAGCGTTGACGGCAAGGCCTACAGCCAGGACCGCAGCATCAGCGTCGGCACGATAGGCTCAAACAAGCGCCTGGCATGGTTCCAGCAGGGTCATATGCGGAACTGGCGCATTCAGCGATTTCGCGGCGATAGTGACGCTCACCTGTCCTTCATGCGCCTGGAAGCGCAGATTGAAGCATTGGCCTACTGATGGCAACTGCGCCTATTTCTCGCCGGCTTAATCTCACGCGCGATCAGCTTGCGGCGTTTCTGACCGACCAGCAACAGATCAGACAGTTTGAGTTGTTGTTTTCGACGGTTGACACCTTACAAGTCATTGTCGGCACAGACTTTGAGTATCAGGCAGACACAGCCGCAGCAAATGCCAATAACGCACTAGCGCAAATCAGCGCACTATCGCAAGATGCAGCAGTCAGCGCAGCAATCATTGATGGCAAGACCACCCTAGCACTGGATCAGATTGCAACCTTGGCGCAAGAAACGTCTGTCAGCATCGCGTCAGCCGAGAACAAAGTCAACCAGGCAATGGCCCTAATCGCTCAACTGACAGCGGCTGTGGAAGGTTTGCAGATGACCCCAGCCCCGCGAGAGTTCAAGCGCAGCCGGTACGGATCGTTCTACGACACCACAACACAGACGGCCACGATCATCAACACTGCCAAAGCCATCACGTTCAACACGACTGATCTGAGCCAGGGTGTGTTTCTGTCAACTACATCAAGGGTAATGGTAGACACAGAAGGCGTTTACAACTTCGACACATCATTTCAGCTTGATAAAACTGCTGGTGGCACAGGAATATTCGACTTTTGGTTTCGTTTAAATGGTGTGGATGTAACAGACAGCACCAGCAGAATCAGAGTTCAGGGTAACAATGCCGAAGTTTTTTCATCGTTAAATTATTTCTTTGATCTCAAAGCAAATGACTATGTTGAACTGATGTTTGCAGTCACTGATCTCACCGTCGAAATTACTGCCTTTCCAGCGGCTGTACCGCATCCAGGCATTCCGTCCATCATTCTCACTGTCAACAATATCGGAGGTATCCAATGACTGTATCAATTAAGGTGCTGATTCCAGCAAAGCAGGCAGAGAACGCACAAACAACACAGTACACGGCCACCAACTGCAAGGCTCTGATTGACAAGTTCACTGCCACCAACACCAGCGCGGCCAACGTCACGATTAGCGTCAACCTGGTGACCAGCGGCGGCAGTGCGGCTACTTCCAACTTGATCGTGGATGCTCGCAGCATTGCACCAGACGAGACCTATACATTCCCTGAGTTGGTTGGCCAGGCACTTGAACAAAGCGGATTCATCAGCACGATTGCCGGTGCAGCCACATCATTGACCATCCGCGCATCAGGCCGCGAAATCACCTAAAGGATTGCCATGAAACAATTTATGATGATTCCCAAAGGCTTTGCCGGCCTGCCGATGGATGAAGAATTCATCACCAACGCAGAGAACAAAAAGAACTACGCCATCGCGGTCCAAGATTGGAACTACGGACCCGAAGTGCCGACCAACGAACTAGGCGCAAACAAACCGTTTTATGTAGGTCTAGCAGAGGCCATGCAATGCAACGAGAAGGATGCACGGCGCAAGCACTGCTCCAATTGCGAGTATTACGACAACACCTTTATGACCCAGGTGAAGATTGAGCGCATCCCGATGGCGTCTTACGACAAGGGTGCAGGGTTCAGAGGCCACTGCGAAAAGCTGAACTTTATTTGCAACGATATGCGGGTTTGTCAGGCATGGGAAGAGCGCGAATCTGAGATGGATTGACGGAATGATGAAATGTGGGAAAATGATGATGCTGAGTTATGGCATCCAGCGGCCTGCCCTTAACAGGAGTTGTGCATGACTGATTGGCTCAAAGAGAACCTGAAAAGGATTCTGCCAGCGCCAGCCGTTGATTGGCTACTCATGCTATATGAGGCCATCCAAGTCTTTGACGATGTGGCAGACGGCGATACGGTAAAGCGCGAAGACCTAAATTCGGTGATTTGGAATACCCTGGTTGGCATGAATCAGAATTCATTCTGGATTGCCAATTCTCACAATTTAGCGCCAGTTGTTGCCACAGCAATTTTGAAATGGCAGGCATCAGATCATGCCGAGCGCACTGGCAAAGCAGATGCCAGATCATTTGTTTGGCGTGCTGGTTACTACGATGTGGTTTTAATGGCTGTCGCTTTATGTCATGGAACACAAGAAACCACCAAGATAGCGCATGAAATTATGTCGCTCTATGGTGAAAAATTTGAAGATTACATGAAGGAGTTTGATCATGCCTGATCCAGTAACAGGACTAGTGGTAGGAGGCGGTCTAATTGGCAGTCAAATGACGTCAAGCGCTACCAGAAGCGCATCAGAAACACAAGCAGGCGCAGCCCAGGCTGGCATTGATGAGCAACGCAGGCAGAATGAAGCTGTCCAGCAATTACTCGCGCCTTACGTCCAGGCTGGAGGTGGAGCGCTTGGGGCTTACGCACCATACCAACAAGCTGGCGCTGGTGCATTGCCAACACTCCAACAATACGCACAGGCCGGCGCCCCAGCACTTGAGCAGCAGCAGGCTTTAATCGGTCTCAGAGGCCCGGAAGCACAGCGGCAAGCCATTGCAGGCATTAGTGGCGGCGAGCAATTCAAAGCCCTGACCGAGCAAGGCGAGGGAGCATTGTTGTCAGGGGCATCAGCCACAGGTGGCTTGCGTGGCGGAAATCTTCAAGGCGCACTCGCGCAGTTCCGCCCACAACTGTTAAACGAATTGATCAACCAACAATATGGCAGGCTTGGCGGTTTGGCAGCAACAGGCGGCACGGTAGCGCAAAACCTGGCATCAAGTGGACTGAGTGCAACGGGCGAACTTGCAAGGATTGGTCAGGCATCAGCAGCTGGCGTTGGCACGGCTGGATCTCAAACCGGCGCAAACATTGCCAATCTTTTGGGGCAACAAGGTGCAGCTACGGCTGGTGGCATCATGGGGCAAAGCCAAGCGTTTAATTTCCCTGGAATGTTTGGCACTATTGCCAGAGGTCTGCCAACTTTTGCGCCGGCCGTTAGTGACAACGGTTACAGCATTGGCCAGGGCAGCGCTTATGGCGGTCAACGGGCAGGATTTTAATCATGGTTCAACCAATCAACTACCTTCAAAACGTCCAAGACCCGTTTGCACAGGCCGTGCAGGGTTTACAGCTTGGCACTGGCATTGCCAACATCTACGCGCAGCGCGAAGCAGACGAGCAGAAACGTGTTCAGCAAGCATTGGCACAAGCCGAGCAACAAAGATACCAGACTGACATAAGCACATTTTTTACAACGCCACCAGCAGAACGAAAGTACGAAAATTTGGAACGCCTGTTCATAGGCGCTAACAAGCAGCAATTCGATGCGCTACAAGCTGTTGGCAAAACCATGACTGATGAAAAGCTGGCGACGTCAAAACGATTTACTGGTCAAGTGCTTGCGGCTTTGGAGTCAAACCCAGAATCTGCCAAGCAACTGTTACGGCAATATGCAGAAGCAGAGACAGACCCCATGCAAAAAAAGGCATGGCAAGACACGCTCAAGCTAGCTGAAGTTTCACCAGATCAGGCCATTAAAAATGTGGAACTGGTAGGTGGCGCCACCTTTGGAAAAGACTGGTATGAAAGCATTGCCAATGTGCGGAAATCTCGCAGAGAAGAAGCACAAGCACCAGGTCAACTGCGAAAAATTAACGCCGATGCCATTGTTCAAGAAGCGCAAGCCAAGTATGCCCCAGAGAAGTTTGGTTTGGAAATCAACCTAACTCAATCTCAGATTGATCAAGCTAAAGCTGCAATCCGTGCATCTGACGCTGCGGCAAAGTTATCTGGCGCTCAAGCAACACGTGCCGAGGCAGAAGCTGCTCAGATGGCAATGGGCGTCATTCCTGCTGACAAGCGACCAGAGGTTGAAGGTAGGTTCCGCAAGGAATACAACGACCAGACCCAGCCATATCAGACAGTCAAGTCAGCCTATGGCCGTGTGCTTTCGTCTGATGACAGTGCGGTCGGTGACTTGTCATTGATCTTTGGCTACATGAAAATGCTTGATCCTGGATCTGTGGTGCGCGAGGGAGAATTTGCCACTGCACAGAACGCAGCCGGTGTGCCAGAGCGCATCATGAATATTTACAACAAGTTGATTACCGGTGAGCGTCTAAATGCTTCTCAGCGCAACTCCTTTAAAGGTCAAGCCAAAAACCTGTACAGCAGCGCATTAGAAAGTGAGAAAACAGTTCGTACTGGACTTGAGCGCATTGCCACTGGCTACGGTCTAAACACAAATAACATTTTCTATACAGCGGCCGAGGCTGCACCTGTTGCACAGACTTCTCCAACAGCAACGCCACTACCAGCTGCGCCTGCTCCTGCTCCTGCCCCTGCTGCGGCAACTCGCCCTGCTGCTGGTCAACGAAACATAACGGTGGATTACTGATATGCCGTACTCCATCACCACCAAAGATGGCATCACCATCAACAACATCCCTGACGATGTTGCACCAGATTCGCCTGATCTGAAAGCACGGGTGGCGGCAATTCGTGCCGGTAGTCCAGCTGCCCCGGCATCTGCCCCAGCATCTGCAATGGCGGCCCCAGCACCTGTACCGACACCACAAGCTGCCCCTGCTGCCCTGGCTGCAAGCGCACAAGTTACTCCAACGCAGCAAGCTGGACGAGACAAAGACGCTGTTCAGATTTTGACGCAGGAGTATCAACAAACACAAAGCAGAGTCCAGGCCGGCGACACAAGAGCGAAAAGTGATCTTGACTCAATTGGCCGAGAATTGGCACGCAAGGGTGTGAATGTTAGTGCTTTACCTGCCCCGGTAGCCCCTGCATCTGCTCCTGCATCTGCCCCCATTGCTGCACCGCCTCCAGCACCCGTTGCACCAGCCTCGGCAGCAGCACCAGCCGCACAGCCTCAGATGGGATTCTTTGAAGGTTTAGCCGAGCAGATTACAGGGGCAAGACGCGCAACACCTGAGACGCAAACGCTCCCAGAGTGGACATCAATGCCAGAAATGAATCAGGTGAGCGTGGCATCGTTCAAATCTGCGCTTGGCACGATGATGAGCAACCCCAAGGAAACGGTGCAGATCCTGCAAGCCAATTTCCCCGGCGTCCAGGTTCGCCAAGATGCCAAGGGCAATTACCTGCTGCGTTCGTCAGTTGATCAAAAAGAGTATGCAATCACGCCTGGCTTCACAATGGGAGACATTCCCCGAGCGATTGGTGGCATAGCAGCATTCACACCGGCCGGCGCTGCAAGAACTATTCCAGGCGCAATCCTTGGTTCGGGTGCTACGCAAGCAGCTATTGAAGCAAGCCAAGCGGCAACTGGTGGAAATGCTGGTCGAGGTGAACTTGCTGAAATAGGCATGGCAGCGGCTACAGGCCCAGCAGGGCAGATTTTGCAGCGAGTTGGGGCACCAGTAGTCCAAGCAGTCAGAAGCGGCGCACAGAGGGTTATGCCACGCCCTGGCCCTGCTCCTGCTCCACGAGTTGAACCAACCTTTGAAGCGCCACCTGTAACGCCAGAAGCACCACCTGTTGCACCAACAGCAGCACCGCCTGTAACACCAGCTGCCGCCCCAACTGCGACCACCACCGTGACCACAGAGGTTGTCAATAATCTTGTTCAGAAAGCATCTGGCACGGGTTTTGGTGCAGCAGCAGCACGCAACAAGCTGGCCGATCTTGCACAAATCAATGTTGGAGCCAAGGAAGCAGCCGACCGGCTCGGCATCAAACTACCTGCTGACGTATTCAGCGATAGCCCACAGGTGAGAGCAGCCGCAGGACTAACCCGTTCAGCCGCAGCAAGCGAAGCAGAGGCAGCATGGCGCACAACCGTTTCTCAGGCCGTGGAAAAGGCCGACGAGGTGATCAGGCAGTTTGATGCAACCTTTGTTGAAGGTGCAGTAGCGCCTGGTGTGGTTTCGCAGAAGATCAAAGACTCACTGACAGCAACTCGATCTGACCTAAATGCACAAGCAAGCAAAATTTACAACTCGGTTGACGAAGTAGTTCCCAAAACGTCAGTAGTTGAATTGCCAAAACTCCAAGAAATTCTTGCGTCCGTTAAAGCTGAAGTTGGCGAAAAAGGAATGTCAGCCGCAGAGCGCAATCTGGCCAAGATGATTGAAGATGGCAATGTCACGTATGGCCGGCTCAAGCGCGAAAAAACGCTAATCGGGAAAGCCATTGACAAGCTGGAGTCACCATACGGCAGCATGGCCGAAGCAGACCTAAAGCGCCTGTATGCAGCACTTGCTGACGATCAACTGACAAACGTGGGCAACATTGGTGGTGAGGAACTGCGCAAGCAACTGCGTGCAGCCAATCTGATTTACGCCAAAGAGCGCGCATTAGGTCAACGCATTGTGAATGCTTTTGGCCAGGACATTGAAGGCAGCGTGGCAAACAAAATGCGAACTGCCATCACAGGCGCAGCCAAAGGTGATGCGGGTGAGTTCAACCGACTGCTTAAAGCTGTTCCTGAAGACCTACGCAAAGAAACAATTGCCACAGCACTGGCATCCGTCACACGATCAGCCCGAGGCGCAGAAAAAGGCGGTTTTGGCTTCTCAGAATTTGCTGACATTTACCCCAAGTTACGTGCTAATCCGCCTGTCTACAAAACGATTGTGGAGACACTTGGCAAAGACTCAGCAAACGTGTTGCGCGATCTGTTTGAGGTATCCAAGCGCATCACCGAGGCCAGGGCCAATGTACTAACCACCGGTAAGGCAAATCAAGCATTTGCAAACCCTGAAGGACTTATTGGCAAGGTGATGGACAGCACTATTACTCAGCGCATTGTTACGACAGTCACAGGCATGGTTCCTGGCGGCGGTGCAGTGGCCCCTGACATTATCAAATTCATGTCAACAGGTGCAGAGGAACGAGTTAAAGCGGCCGGCAAGCTGTTTGCTGATGAGGCATTCCAAAAACTTGCAGTCGAAGCGGCAACCAAACCAGCACCAAGCGCAGCTGCCCTTCGTCGCACGGCCATGTCACAATCCTTTCAGAATTTTGCAGATGCAGTTAAGCTGCCAAAAGCACTTGATTCAAGAATCCAGTGGTTGCAGACTGCAACACAAGCCGGTCGACAATTTGATCAGGAGAACCAGTAATGTCCGCACTCTCAATTCAACCACCGTACCCGATCTTTACGGAGACGGATGGCCAACCTCTTGAGAATGGCTACATCTGGCTTGGCACGATCAATCTAAACCCAATAGTCAACCCAATCTCAGCCTATTGGGATGCTGCTTTGACCATTGCAGCTGTGCAGCCAATCCGCACGCTCAACGGTTATCCTGTCTACCAGGGTACGCCGGCCAGGATCTACGTCAACAGCGACTACAGCATCCAGGTGCAGAACCGCAGTGGCAGCGTGGTGTATTCAGCACCGGCTGCAACTGAGCGTTACAGCGATGTTGTTGTCACTGGCATTGATGCTGATGAAGTTTCCTATACTCTCAACAGAACAAGCGCCACTGAAAGAACCGTTGCCAATAAACTTGACGATACGATTAACATTCTTGATTTTATTCCTCAAGCAGAACACGCTGCAATTAAAGCTGGAACTTCAACATTTAACTGCACATCAGCAATTCAAGCTGCAATAGATACCAGAGCCGGATTGATTTACTGGCCTGCTGGTGTTTATTTGTGCGATCCGCTACAACTAACGAATCCAGATTGCAGCACAATGACTTGGGTTGGCGAGGGTTCTGGCTATAACGGAACTCTTGGAGCCAATGCAGGAAATGTAGCAACCATTCGTTGCCGTACTGCAGGCGCTGTATTTTTTGAATTTGACACAGTGCATCGTTTCCAAATGACAAACATTGGGTTTGATGGTGACGGATTGTGCGACATTGTTTACAAGCTAAAACAAAACTGCACATATCACACTTATAACGGTTGTTCGTTTGTAAACGCCAAGGCGACTACAGGTATTGTTGTTCAGCTTGGTGATGTTGTTAACAGTCAAGTCGACTGGACAACCTTCAATCAGTGTCTATGGCAAAACACCAAAGGCGCAAGACACGCTACTAGCGTTGTCTTACTTGGAACTAACACAATCAATAACACGCTTTATGGTTGTAGGTTTCTTGGGGCTGATACTCATGTAGCCCTTCAAGGAGGAAGTCAAACTACTCTTATCGAAAATTGCGACATCCAAGCGTATGACACTGCCGCAATTCAATCTGTTGGAAACTCAAGCTACACAATTCGTGGAAACTACACAGAATCAGACACAGGAACTTACTTCTTCAACGAATCTAGTGTTGTTTATCTGACCGGATCGGGCGTACTTTCTACAATTGAAGACAACCTTCTTAACTCTGCAAACACACTGATAAACGTCAGCGCTAATAAAGCTGTTGTAATCCGTAACAACCGCAGTGGTAGCAACGTAAATGTTCAAGCGCCTACCAGCGCAACTTTGTATTACATTGCCCAAATTTATAACAACCAGTTTGCTTCAACTGTTGTAGACGCAGGTAACACTGCGGCGCAATGGAACAATGCAATTGGTGGAACTGGTCTTGGCCCTGATTTTGGTCAGTTAATTGCGGTTGGTGTTGGAGATATGCCAGCGGCTGCGTCAGGCTACCGTAGGGCAAAAAAGCCAATTCAGCTTGGTGCTACGTCGGTTTATGATGGGTCTGTGTCGAGTAACTATGACACGGTAACTGGTGAGGCTTACGTTGCTGCGTCATATGGCAATAGTTTGACGTTTGGCACTGTTTCTGGGTATACCCGCCTTAACGCATCAACTGCTGTTGCAGCAGCTTCCGGCAGTGTGTTAACAATAAAGAGTGTCGGGCTTAGTGGGTCAAATTTATCCTTTGAACCGGGTACAAACAACGAGATTACTTTAGGCCGCGCTGGTTTCCGTTGGTCTGAAGTATTTGCAACTAACGGCACAATCAATACATCTGATGCAAGAGAGAAGCAACAGATTAGGACTTTGCTTGACGCAGAAAAAGCTGTCGCGTTGAAATGCAAAGATCTTCTTCGCGCTTTTAAATGGAACGAGGCTGTTGAGAAAAAAGGCACAAAGGCTCGCA